ATGTCATCACCAGAGGTGATAGCGACCGTCGCAACCTCGATACGCTCGAAGCCACCATCAACCCGAGGGCTGTTGAGGACTGCGGGCAACGCATCTGCATTGGTAACAAGGGTTGATTTAACTGCTACAACTGCCATTTTCCTTTACTCCCTTATTCCGCGCAGAGGATGTCAACGACCTTCTTCTCTTCCGTGCGCGTGGCACCGAAGGTACCCATCAGATAGATCTGATACGGGTGCGAAGAAAGATCACGACGCTGCGTGATATCAGACATGATGTCGTTCCACATACCCAAGTGAACGCCCGAGGGCACCCACACAGGGCAGCGACGATGGCTCGAGCTCGTCGGCAGACGCTCGGTGTGGATGAAGTTGATGCCCAAGAACTGCATCACCTTTCCATCCTTCATCACCGGAGTGTCGCTGTTGAAGTCGCTCGAGACCACTTGGATCTGGCCCAAGAGATCGTCGTGCTGCTCGGCAGAGATGGCGCAATACACCGGCTCCGCGTCGAGATCGACTTCGTTTTCCATCAGGATGCGACGCGCTTCGCGCAGCTTGTCGACCGTGAGGCCCACGTTGCCAGAGGCAGCGTAGTTCACAGCAACGCGCTGGTTCGTCGTGTCGAAAGCCGTGGTCGTGCCACCAGCCTCGCCCGTCTTGTTGTCGTTAAGCATACCGGCAATGATCACATCGTCCATCGCACGGCCCATCGCGTACAGACCGTTCTGCGCATAGGCAGACTGCGGGTCAGCGAGGAGACGGAGCTTGTCGAAGTTGTCGATCAGGTCGGCCCAGTCGAAGTCTTCCGGAAACACCCAACGACGGTTGTTCGGGGTGTTGACCGGGACGATCGGCTGGTAGCGGGTCGAAACCGCACGAGCAGCGGTAGCACCGTACTGCGTGACGACTTCAGACGCCTTGCCCTTGTACGAACCAGTCTGCACAGAGGTGCGCAGCTTGGAGCCCTTTTGCTGCAAAAGCAGCGAGATGTTAGTGCCGTACTGTACGGCATAAACTGATGCAATATTATCGGCCATGATAGCCCTCCAAAAAAACTAAATATGTAGTGTTTCTCGGATAGCTTGTCCGTTGCCGGGGCCAAATCCTTGCGGGTTACGCTCCCGCCATTCGTTCGTCTTTCCGACTGTCAGCGGGGTCTTGCGACTTGCCCGATCCTAAAAAAGAGACCCGAGATCTCTCCCGGGTCTCAATGCCTGTCGGCTCTCTAGGAGATACGCACGAATGATACACACGCGCGTACCACACTAGCAACTACTCTGTAAACAGTTCCGGGTTCGCCATACGTTGCAATCGCATCATCTCGTCAATCGCGCCAGCGCGGATCTTCTCGTCGCGGTTCATGTAACGACCCATGAACTCCTGATCGGCGAACATCCCAGCGATCTTGTTCTTCGCTGCCTGCGGTGTGAGAGCACCGCCAGCCGTGCCCTCGGCGGCCACGAATGTGCCCTCTGCGAACGACGCACCGATCGAATGGAAGAGCTTCAGCATCGGCCCGGTGCCGATCGCTTCCTCGAGCCGCTCAAGAGAGTCGGCGTCGATACCAGCGTCTGCACCAAACTTCGCCACAGCCCGCTTGGCAAGCTCGACGTTCTGATCAGCCGCGGCACCCCATTCCCGGCGCAGAGCGGTGAAATCTTCCTCGGACTTGGCAAGGAACGACTCGCGCTCCATCTCTATCCGCTTGCCGGACGTCTCATTCCACCACTCGGCGAGCCCCTTGGCTTGCTTACTTGTCAGCCCCAGATCGTGCAGGACTGGAGAGACCGCCTGCGCGAACGAGCCGTCGTCCCCTTCCGGTACTGGCAGTTCGTACTTGTCGGCGCTCTCCGGGCGTCCTAGGCGGTTATAGACGGCACTCCAGCCCTCTGCGTCGTCGTCCGACTTGGGGGCGAGAATGGTGCGTCCAGCCTTGTCAGCGCCGAATACCTTCTCGAGGTTCTGGTAGGAGAGCAGCGCGTCGGCTGGCCCCTTCCATCCCTTGGCCTTGACTAGTTCACCCAGTTGACTAGCCGTGCCTTGGTCGATCCCTTCCGGCGCGTACCACGCGGGAGCCGCTGCCGGAGCAGTCGGGTTGCCTGCTGATGCAGACCCTTGATCGTCACTCATCGATGAATTCCTCTTGCAGATTGGTCAAGGTCTTTTCGTCCAGTTGCAGCGCCTCGACAATGAGCTGCACCGTTTCTTGTCGGCCAACCATGCGACCGACCTCGAACATATCCGTCGCGCCTGTTTTGTCCGATGCGACCGGGGGCTTCCCGTAACGGCTGAACCGCTTCAGATGGGCAATGATGATCTGGCCGTCTTCTGACAGCTTGTTGGTCTTGCCGTCGATGAGCGCCCGCTTGTAGGCACGGGAGCGGAACATCACTCGAGCGATTCTCGAGCGCATCACAGAGATCATGCTCGGCATCAGCGCTTCCTCAACCAAGTCAGATATTCAGCGCCTTCCTCTGGCTCCCACCAGACCTTGACCATATCGGGATGGTTGTCCGGCAACAGCGGGTTGATCGTTGTCAGCCCGCAGGGCGAGAGCGCGTTATCGCGGAACCCTCGCTCCTTGGCGTAACGGTCGTACACCTTGTACGAGGCCACCTTCATCAAGTGCATCGTGATTCCCGAGATCGGGTCTTTCAGCACCGAGTAGGCGCTTTCGTGCTTATGGCCTGCGACGTAGATGTGATCGCGTGTTCCGAGCATTGCGGCCTTCATCGGGCCGTGAGCCGGATTCCAGATTGACGAGCCTGCGTGGTCGTGGCGGGCGTTCACACGCACCTCGCGCCCGTTCGGAAACTTCAGCGCTATGCGGGCCTCGGATGACTTGTACAACGTGCTTTGCTGTTTTGCGATCCACTTGATGGGGTCTCCAGATCCAGACCACATATCGTGATTGCCGCCGATCATATACAACCACCGGCAGCGATCGATGAACCATTCGGCCAGACGCCAAGCCTGTGCGGCAGACGTTGCCTGCTCGCCGTAAAGCCTTGCTAGACGGCCCACCCAGTTATTGGTCGTATCGCCCACATTGCAAGCGAACAGCCCCTCGGTGCGATTGCAAAGATCGGTGTGCCGCTCGAGCGCCTCGATGTCGGTGCCGTCGTCGTCAACGTGCGGGTCGCCAAAATGCAGCAGGCCGATCGGGCCGCCAATCTTGATGCGAATCGGAATGAGCTTCGACGCCTCTTCATGCTCGCGCTTGTGGGCGAACTTGCGCTTGCGCTGCTCGATCAGCTCATCGATTGAAACGTCGTCGTCCGGCAGAGGCGTGAATTCGAACTCTTTCTCGACTGGCGTCTGACGTCCGGGCTGGTATGTCGATACTGGAATCGACGCGCCCTGCGCCTTCATGCGCTTGAGGCGGTGCAGGAACGTGCGCTCATTGAGCCCCAGCTCCGCGGCTGCTACCGCCCGTATCCCATTGTGCTTGCGTAACGTCTCGAGTATCTGATCGTCCGTTGCCTTTGCGGCTACCACAGCATCACCTTTTGCGAGTTACTTTGATGCCGAGTTCCTTTCGGCGCTCTGCTGTCCGGGCATCGTCCCTAACAGCAGTCCATTCCAAATGCCCGTCAATGAGCCTGTATTGTTCTTTATGGGTGAGCGCGCAATCGCAGCACTCGGTGTAGGTGTATCCCTTTACGCGGTACCAGATTCCGTCGTACATCTGGACGACAGGTACATTCGCATCTCGTCTTGCCTTCGAGCCACCAGCCCGGGCAGAACTTTTCCGCCGCCTTTTGTCCACTTCATGAACTCCTGCGCAGCGCCCCAAAAATCACCGCGGTTATGTTTCATGCGCAACGAAGAGCGTTGCAGATTTCCGAGGCCCACGTTGAAAGCAAAGGAACAGAGGCTGTCGAACTGGCCTTGACGATCAGGAGCAACAGCGCAATATCGGGCCACGCCGCGCTCAAATCGCGCAAGGTCTTTAGCGAGTAGATCGTCCACTTCAGCCATAGACCAAACACGGTCGTCCTCGGGTTTTAACGGATAGTCCCGGCGCAGAGGAAAGTTGCCATTGTCTGCCGTTCTGACCACCGGCAACCGAGCCTGCTCCGGGTACAGAACATGGCCAACTCCCACCGTCCAAAGCTTGGCGGGGCAAAGATACGGTCGCAGGCGTACTCCTTCGTGATGCTTGATCGCGGCGAGCGCCTGCTCGCTTATGTTCATTTCTTAAATGCTTGCGTCCCAAACCAAAATGCAATGATGCTCGAAAGGATCAACATTTCATCTTCGCCGAACACATTTTCCATAGCCACGGCAAACGGGATGCCGGTGCTATATGCGTACCATACACCAGTTGCATTCAAAACAACAAGTTCCAGCACAAAGATATAAGTCACTACAGGTCTAACCGAGGCCCGCAGGTTGATGATCCATTGGCTGGCACCTTTGCCAATTTCCATGTCGTGGGCGTACAGAGCTGACCGCTCCTGCGCCTGTGTCTGCATGGCTACCTGCTCGGATTTGATCTCTTCAACCCGCTCCTGCGAGGCAAACCCCTTGGCCGCCATCTCAAGCTCTTTCTCCTTCTGGATGCGCAGGATCGAAAGCTCATGCGACTTGTCTTGCTTATCTTGGAAGAAGTCGAGAATCTTCGGGAGGCCGCCAGCAAGGAACGACAGAAAGGTTGAGAGCATTGTCATCATTTGGCGCGCTCCTCGAGCAGTTTGGTTCGCACTTGCAAATCATGGATATCGTCCATGATCTCGTCTTTCAGTTGCTGCCGCCGAGACGCGCTAATTGGGCTGTCGGTCGGCACCCCGTCCTCGGTGATCAGAATCGGGATCTTGCTCTCAATAGCGATCAGCCGATTGTTAAACGAGGCAATCTCGGTCAGAAGCCAGCCGACCGCGGCCAACAGAACCGGGAACAGCATATCCACAATTTTCTGCATATTCATTTATCGGCCTTCTTGTTCAGCAGGTCGAATATGGTCTTCATCTTGTCCTCAAGGACAGCGACACGCAGATCTAGCTTTGACAGCACAATGATCAGCGTAATCAGCGCAAGAATGACGGGCCATGCTCGAGTAAAGATCTCAAAAAGATCCATGCTACTTATCCGCTTTGGTGGTCGAGAGCTGGTTGATCAGATTGAAAATGTCGTCAAGGGTTCGGCGAATGTGCTGCACATCGTCCCGGTAGTCGGCCTTGGTGACGTACATATGCGGCAGATTGCGCACATCCCGGTCGAGCTTCTCGATTGAACGGCTGATGCTGTTCAGAATCCAGCCGACCATAAAGCCAGACGCGCCGACCAGAATGTTGAACATCATCTGCGCATCCATCGTCACACTCCCGGGATAGCTCTACGCGGAGCCGATGCCGCAATCTGTTCGGCCTTGGCAAATCGTTCAGCGGCTTGGCCTGCGATCGGAGCGGCAGCCAGCAGGGCTTGGGTCTGCTCGGCCTGTGCCTCGGCAGCGTCCATGCCCTCGAGTTCCTCATCGGTGCGCAGCGCCTTGGCAGGCACACCATTGGCCTCGGCAATCAGCTTGATGGCCTCATCCGCATTGATGCGACGCAGCACCGACATATCGCCAGATACTTGCGCAACCGGCAGCATGGCCTCAATCGTGCGCAGGATGCCCGCAGCCTCTTCGGTCTTCATCAGGCGAGCCAGCGGCCCCTGATACTTCGGATAGATCTCGCCACCAGATGACAAGTAATCAAGCAGGGCAGGCGGCGGTTCCGGCAGCGCAAAGCTCGCCGAGAGCAGGTCGAGTTCGCGGTCGATGATTGGCCCCAAGAACTCTGATTGTTGGCGACCCATCGTCGGCCCAAGCAGAGCGCCCTTCTCTTGCGCGCGCTGGAGAACCTCGGTCGCAGTCATTGTGCGCGGGCTCTCAACAAGGATCTGGAACAGCGTCACCAAGAACGAATCGTTCACAGCTCGGCGCTTTTGATCGGCCATCTCGATACCGATCGGCAAGTTGCCGCCCGTCATCAGAGGCTGCACCAGCGGCGTACCGTCGTCACGCAGGTATCCGTAGTTCAGCGCATTGGGGCGCACAGAGAAAGCGTTCAAGGCTCCCTCTTCCGTCAGGATGAGCGGCGGATCAACCATGCGGTGCGCCATACGGAGCATGGTCTTTTCCATTTCTTGCAGGGACTTGATGTCGGCCAGAGCCTCCATCGCAGGAGAACGCCCATAAATCTCACGCGGGCCGGTGACATACCGACCGACCGCATACGGCATCGAACGGAAACCGCTGTCCTCGAGCAGCACCTGCCCCTCGCGGGAGACGTAGCGCGACAGATAGCGCATTCCATCCTGCCCGGCCATGCCTTCCTTGTAATCCGTGTTCGGGCGAACGCAATGTACAAACTCGAACATCGTGTTCGGCGCGCTCTTGGCCTGCTCGACAATGCCGCGGGGCAGCTTTCCAGCCCACCCCGGGATCTGGATCGCTTGGCGCGCAGACAACTGGAACGAGCGATAGACCGTATCCACGCGCCCGGTGTGATCAAGATCGATCACCAATTCGGACATAGCGACGGCTCTGTAACGCAGCGTGACGCCCGGGATCTCATCGACAAACAGCGCCGATGTGCCGAATGCGCCGAGGCTCATGTAGCACTCGAAAGCCTGCGAGGCAAAGTTAGCCGATGGGGCATACCGCTGGCGGAACATGATGTCGCGCACGGCATCGCACCAGCGTTGCACCGCTACGTCATCGTCCAGCTCGGGGATACCAGTACGCAGCCCGTGCCACAACTGGGTCGCTGGGGTCAGCATCGAATCCATCGCAGCAGCGAATCGCGGCAGAGCGCGCTGGGCAGTCGAGTCGAAGATCTTTTCCGATCGCTTCTCGCCCGGTGTGCGCCAGCCTGTCATCTCGGCCATCGTCGGCCATACGCGCTCGGCGACTTCCTGCCAATGGTTTTCCCATGTGCCACGCGCGCCTTTGAGACGATCGTAACCCTCGAGGACTTCAGCAGCGCGTGAGTCAGCCATGATTTACTCCGTTATCGCTTCGGAACCGGAAGTTCCGACTTCGGCATCCAAGGCAATTTTACTTCCGTCTTCGGCACCGGCTGGCTGTCGATCTGCTTCTTGACCTGCGCTTCATACGCAGCCACAGCCTCGCCGAGGACTTCCTTCACCCATGCCACAGCCTGATCGTGCTGAACGGCATCAAAGGCTGTAAAGGCATCAGCGTTCGGCGCAAGCAATGTTACCTCGCCGTTGGCAAACCCGTTTCGCCCTTGGTCGCTGTCAGACACCTCGAACCGTGCCTTAACAATGACGCCAGTTAGGTCGCCAACATCCTGCACTTCAATGTGCGAAACCTTCCAGTTAGCCATTAGATTGGCGCTCCCTCAATCGTAATATCGAACTCGTTACTTACCGCAGCAGAAGCGGTCACGGGTGTAGGCTCGAAAACCATTTCCGGCACATCGCTTTCTGGCAGCGTCACAACGTACTCACATTCTACCCAAGCCATCTCGCCGTGGTTCCAGTTCCATTGAAAGCCGGGGCGATCCTCGGGCTTCGGGTCACGCACCACCCACTCGGCGTTCTCCCACCGGACTTCCTTGCCTTCCGGTGCTTCCGGCTTGGCGGGAACCTCGTACCAACCCTTGTTGTTGTCGATCTGCTCAACGGGGTAGTGGCCTTTGAAACTATAAAGCGTCATGGGTTATCTCACAGAAGCGGGAACGCCGCAGTCGGGGCGGTGAAGTTAGCGGTGTAGCGGGCAACGCCTTTGGTGATGCGAAGGTCTTGCATAAATCCGTTCCAAGCCCATGTTGAGCCATTTTGCACGCCGATATACAAAATTTTCGAAGATGAGCCAATAGAATTTGAATTTGAGTAACTTCCGACGCTTGACCCGTTTATGTACAGCGTAACCGTTGACCCATTTCTAACAGCGGCAAAGTGATACCAAGTGTTAGTTGTAATGCTGGCAGAATAAAAACTTGTTCCGGCAGTAGTTAAAAACCGAATATTTCCGTTGTTTTCAATTTGAATTAGCCATTCATCCGATGTCCCGGTAGTCCAAGTGCCACCCAAAACGTAATACTGATTTACAAAAGAACTGAGTCGGAACCAACCCTCAATAGTAAAACTGCCAGTTCCAAAATTGATGTTTTGGCTATAAGGATTGGTCAGCCAATCACCCGTCCCATCAAACGCCATCGACGATCCGCCGAACTTGCTCTGCGTCGTGCTGATCTGCGCGTTGCCGACCGTCTCAAGATCGTTCTTCGACGTAGCGTCGTAGATGCCTGCGTTGGTGTAGTTGGTGAGCAGGGATGTG